TAAAAGGAATTCAACTTTTGTGAAATCTTGCTCTTTCATAATTTTACTTTTTGTTTTTGTAATTTGACTTTTCTTTTCTTGTTAATTTTAAAAATGGTTTCAAAAAATTTACCCACGCATCGTCTCCTTTTGGTAGAAACTTGAAGAACCCGTCTTCCATCATCATTTTAATTAGATTCCTATATCCTCTACCATCAGGATCTAAACTTTCCGAATAATATAGTTTAACATATTCCTTTCCTTCATCACTTATCATTGGTGTTCCCAAATCTACTAATTTTTCGTTAATTAAAAAGAATGTTTCCCCTAATATTCCTTCTTTTGTTTTACCTTCAATAATATTTTTAAGAACTACACTACTTTTTTCTTCTATAAGTTCCTTACTTCTTGTTAAAATATCCGTAAAAGAAATTTCATTTTCAAGTATTTCAGGAAACAATTTAACTAATGTTTTTTCACCTAATAATGATATCCCATCAATATTATCTGATGTATCACCAGCCAAAATTTTAAATGTTTTAATATTAAAATGCGGAATTTCAAATACCTTTAGTTTAATTTTATCACCATTTTTATAATACTTTTTTTGTTTTGGTGAATAAATGTTAACTTTTTCTGATATTAATTGTGTTAAATCTTTGTCACTTGAAAATATTGTTTTTATTTCATCTCCCGATATTTGACAATAATATGCTATCAAGTCATCCGCTTCCGAATTTTCAACTTCAATTTGTCTAACAAACATCTCTTCAAGATATTGTTTAACTCTATTTTTTTGTTTTACAAATGAATATACTTGTTCTTCATCGGATGGTGATTTCCTGTTCATCTTATATTTTGGGTATATAAGTTTTCTTTGTGATGAATTACCATCACCATCCCAAAATACGACAACCTTATTGTAGTTTGTTTCTTCAAGAAATTTTCGTAAGGTATTTAGAAAATGCCAAATACCCCCGACGTGTTCATTTTTGTTAAAAAAATCTTTAACTCCGTGAAACCCTATTTTTAATAAGTTATTACCATCAACAACTAATGTGTTAGTCATTTAAATTTTTCTTAATTGATTCTACAATTTGTTACTCGTCTTCTTCTTTGGTTTCATCTAACGTATAATTAGCATCTCCCAATTTTTCAACCCAATAATCTGAATATTCTTTTTTGTATTTGTCCAATGATTCTTTAGTGTCTGCAATATAACCTTGTGGAACCGCAATAATCTTACCGTCTTTATAACCTAACCCATTTACGTGATTCTTCAGGATTGATATTTTTGTTCTAATCGCAAATGATATCTTCCTACCATTTTTAACCGCATCTATATGACTAATACCCGCCTTCTTTTGGTTACCAAACAAAAACACTAATGAGGATGCTAACCATAATGCCTCACCTCCCTTAGCTTTGATTTCAGGTTGTCCAAATGGATTATCGGGTAATAGAACCCAAGGTTGATTTAATACAACTAAAGTGTTGTAATACGGATATTCTTCTTTTTTAGATTTAGATATTCTTGAATGGATTCCCATTCCAATTTTATCCGCTAAAACTTTTGCGTTGTGCATACCACCACCTTTTCCATCAAATGTCATTTGACAAGGAATACTCCCAATACTATCCCAAAGGAATAATAAATTATAAGGGATGTCACCTTTTTCTTGTGCGTCTAATATATCGTTAATAAAATCTGTTGCTTGTTCTATAACATCAAAAGAATCATTAAATATGAACATACCATCATATTCACCGTGTTCGTTCAGTTCCGCTTCCAACCCTAATTCAATTGCGTGACTCCATGACCATTTCTTTTCAGTTATAATAAAAACAGGTAAGTGTCCTTTCTTTTGTGCATCTGCCGCGGCAAGAATCATTGCAGTTGTTTTTGATGTATTTGAGTGTCCCAAAAACATATTAATACCACCCATAACAGGTCCAGGTAATCCACAAGACTCCAAAAACGCCTCACCACAATTATAATAACTTTCGGGTTTGTATTTTGTTTTTGTTGAGAATTTACCTTTTATAGTATCTAATGATATTTCTTTTTTCTTAATTGCCATAATGATTTTATTTTAAATAAAGATAAAAAAAGGTAGTGACTTTGTAAATCACTACCTCCGAATTTTGGAACCTTTTTTAGAAAGGTAATTCTTCATCTACCTCCTCATTTACTTGAGGGTCTTCAACCTTGGTTTCTTGTTTTTTAGAACCACCAATTGATACTTCAGAAATTTCGTTATTACCATAAACGTAACCACCTTTTTCAGAATCCCATTTTGGAGTTTCTCCACGAGCAATCGCTTCAAGATATTCTACAGGTTTCTTTGAGTAAACATCTTCCCAAGTTAACTCGTCTCCAACCCAAGTTGCCATAGTATCCTCATCTTCGTGAATTGGTGTTGGATCATCATACATAACTGTTTGGATTACGGTGTAGAAAGCTCCTTTAGGTGTTTTTGCCTTTGTAAGTTCAAGGATGAGGTCTCTACCTTTATCAGGATCGGTTATATCACCTTTCGCTTTCCAAATTGGAATAATTTTGTCCAAGATACCTTCTTGTTTGTAGTTGTGCTTGAACCTCCAAAACTTAACCCCGTCTTGTTCGTTATCACGATCAATTACTTTTACAATATAAAACTTACGTGCTTTGTATTGTTTTGCCAATTCTTTGTCAGAATCTCTACCAGTTGACATTAGTTCGTCATACACATCATTGAGTGGTGAACGCTCATTGTCATTTTTTCCTGGATCATAAAACTTTTGCCATTTACCGTCTACTTGTACTTCGTGAAACCATACCTCTTTGAATGGGGATGTTCCGTCAGTTGTTGGTAAAATTCTGATTCTTTTTTGTGCTTGTTTCTCGTTATCTCTGAGAATTGCCGCAAAATATTTCTTCATCCTTTCGTCTTGTGACATTTTTGAAGTAGAGGATGAACTACTTTGGGTTGATTGCTCGTACTGAGCCAAAACCGCATCTAAAACATTGTTTGTCGCCATATATTTGTGTTATTAAAAGTTTACAATAGAAAGTATATAATAAAAAAGTGTCGCAGTCAATATGTATTCAAAAATTTTGAGAAGGACATTGGTGTCCCTCTCAAAATTAAGGCATCATATCTTCGTCATCAAAAGTATCAAAAGTTGTTTTAATTTCTTTAGGTGAAAAATCTTCCACTTCATCAGTCGTTAAAACATATTCATTCTTGCCCGATTTTTCCATCTCTTCCATTTTGTCTTCAAAAAAATCAGACAATTTTTGTTTAAACGGTCCTGAATCTAAACTTCTTAATTCTAATTTTTCTTCAGGTGTTTTTGGGCGATATTTTTCAAATTTTTGTTCAAGTGAATTAACAGCATCAATCAATCCATCCATTTCTTTAAGTTTAGATTCTAAACTCTCCAATTGTCCAAATAGTTGATTAAAATATTCTTCTTGTTTTTGTTCTATATTTTTTTGTGAATCTACCAAATCAGTAATCTCCAATTCTTCTTTGTCTTCTTCATCTTTACCAACTTCTTCTACATCGGGGTCTGTCGCAACATCCACAGGTGCTGGAGTTTCGCCTTCTGCAGGTGGTGCAGGTGGTGCGGGTGCTCCTGCCGCATCTCCAGGAGGTGGAGGTAACGCTCCTGCTGCATCTCCAGGAGGTGGGGGTAACGCTCCTGCTGCCAGATCTTCTGGCGGTGGGGGTAATGCTCCTGCCGCGTCTTGTTCAAAAATATAATTGTTAATTGAGTTATATCTTTTTATTTCTTCAATTATTTTTTTATCAATTTTCATAATTTACCCATTTAAAAGTTGTTTAATACCTGTTTTGGTTTCTACTTGTACTTTTCTATTCATATTGACAGTATTGTCAACTCTTTCAATAAGTCCGTCTTTCATTCTGATTGTGTAACAGTCACCTGTATCTAAATCACATACTTCTTTAAACCCATTACCCGCATCTTTTTCTGACACTCTTGTATTTTTACCAAGATAGTTATCTAAAATCATTTTTACGCTCATAATATTATTTTATTATAAATATATTCAAGTTGATAAAAATTACAAACTAAATGTAATTGTAAAATTTTGTTTTTGTTCCGTTCTTTCAGTATCAATAGATCCGTCACTTAATACAGGTATTGATGTTATTTCAAATTTCAATTCATACTGTCCTGGGGTTGTACAATTTACTACTGTTTGAATATCCGCAGCCTCCATAACTAATTGTTTATTTCCTTGTATTTTATAGTTACTCAAATCAACGTTAGTAACTTGTGTACAGGTACCTGAACCTTTACCGCTTACTAGATTTGCAGTACCTATCTTCCAAAGAGATTCTGAGTCTAAGAAGAAGAACTGTACATAATTTAATAATCCTGTTGTTTGATTATACGATATAAATTTCTTAAGAGGTTCTTTAATAACTACTACCTCCGATGGTGATGGTACAATTCCAGATTGATCAACATATTCCACAAAAGATTCTTTCATCTTTTTTTCAATAAATTTTTTATCCTGTGGTAATAATTTATCATATAAAACATCATTCTTTGTTGGGTAGTCATTCATAAAGAACTTTGTGTATATCTTACCATATCTAGCGTTTTTTGCAAGTGAGCTTGTTAAACCAACACCATATGACTTAAACACCTCTGTTTGACTTCCGTATTTTGATATCATAAATTTCACGTAATTAGTGAAGGTATCAAAAGTCGCGATTGGTATATTTAGAGTTGCCGAACAAAAATATTTTGTTGTCATAAATCCAGATAAACCTTCGCCAAATGGTTTTGTTAATGGAATTAATGAGTAATTATTACCATTCGTTGTAAAAACACCAATAGGGGATAAAACTACACTCATTACTGAATATATAAAACCACCAATAAGTTCAGCATCATCTCCGGTGTATCCTGCTTCGCTAACTAATGTTCTTATTCCTATCGCCGCAGTATTTTTATTTAATGTTGTTTTTTGCACAGATTCATCAACAGTATAGTTAACATATAATTCCGCTAAATTAGATGAACAATTTTGATTTGTTGATAAAACTGCATTATTTGTTGATTGTGCCTCCTCAACTTTTTGACTCATTTGTTCAATAGCGGTTAATGATTCTTGAGCCCTTGTTTCTTCATCCTTTTTAATTTTTTGTTGTATGTCTTTAATTATATTAGTTGTTAGTGTTTGTATGTAGTTTTCAATTTTAGGTATACTATAAAAAGATTGTCTTTGACCTTCAAAAGTTGTATCAAACCCGTTTTCAGAAATTCTATGCGAAACATTGGTTATCATATAAGGCCCACTAAACATCGGGACATTTCTTAAATTAAAATACATTGACGGTTGGATAAGTGCATTACCCATCATATCTATAGAACATTTATAACTTCTATTTTTATACAAATTATATAGTGACACACTTTGTGAGTATCCGGCTCGGTTTCTATCCAAATTTGCCATTTGATTTAACACTTCTAACGATTCAGCGGTTGGTTGTCCTGGGTCTTGCGATATATCTAATTGTTTAAAGATTTGTTGGTTTTGAGGACCAATATCAACATTAAATCCAACAACTTTATTTGATTTATCCCAATCTGTTTTACCATCTAAATTATCCAATAGAGGATTGTCTGAAGATCGTCTCATATCAAATGCGTCGTCCCTATAACGATAATCAACATTTTCGTTCATTGCTAAATGTTCACTTGGTTTCCAAGCGTAAAAACAAACATATTTTGGTGCAGTCTCTCTA